ACCTAATGCCTGATCCAGACTGATGTGCATATTAAACCTTGTGCAGTTGTATTAAACCTGTATTGATTTTTACCTCAGTAAAATTGCCGTAGACAATTGTACCAGCACCCAGTGTCTTACTGTTTAAGTTTCCAGTTACATTAGTTGAAACAAAAGATGCAGATGAAGCAAAAGTGGTGTCCTGCAAGCATTGAATTGCTCCAAATGCATCGCAGTTATTTGCTGCTGCTGTTGTGTTTGTGTCAGATGTTGCTGCTACAATTACAGAACCAGCAGAGGAGAACTCAAGAGCGTTATTTCGTGAACGTGCCATAGTTTATTATATCATTAATTTATCGAGATTGTCTAGATACATGCGTATTTATTCTGCGCAGTATCGTTATGTTGGACATAGCCATGTCGGCTTTTTCCAGTTCCTGATCTAAAAATCCTTTTGCTATGGTTTCTTCAGTTATAGCTTCCTGTTGTTTGTTCTGTATACGAAGAAAGTCCGCGTAAGCAGCGTGCGACAGAAAATTAAAAAACTCTTCAGGGACTACTTCCGATGAATCAGAATCAAAGCTTGAGGTCACGGCAAAAGCTGTGAACTTTTTCTTGTAAGTAACAAAAGCCTCGTTGTCCTTTGAGGAGCGAATATTTAAAAGATTTACTCCGTCGACATCCATGAAGTAATCGTACTCCAGGGCGGATCTATTTAAAAAAGGCTCCTGCCTATGCACACGAATAACGTCACCTATGGTTTCTTTGTTGGTCTGAACGTAAGGAATTAGATTCTTACCATCGAGTACAACATCATTGCTAAAGACCTCAACATCGAGAACATCTCCCTTTTTTACGGTATCCTGCTCTAAGTGTCTTTCTACGCCCGCTGACGTTATCGTAAAGGTTCCATCGGCTTGTTCCGTTGCAGCCGCTGCAGTGTTAATGGTCCAAGCTGATCCTGTGTTAAATATCAGAACACTGCTGGTTGTAATACCCTGATACACCAATCCGCTAGAATTGCTGTTATCTCCAAGTATCTTGTAATTTTGGTTTACTGAACTTATGTTTGAGTTCGTTACTACGATAGAGAGTATATCTCTCTTCTCCCCGACTACAACGTACCTTGGCCATATCGGGCTTGTTTGATAAGCCTCAAAGAATCGCCTGTTCAAGAATCTTGACAACTGCAGCTGTTCATCAGCTGCAAGCGTACCAGCACCTATCAGGCTACTTGTAAGATTAAATAATTCTTGGTATTGCCTAGTCTGCATCAGGCTTTGTTCGGTGACATTTCTGGGAACTTTTTATTGTAGTACCGCAGGAACTCAGGACTGTGCACAGTGTCATGCCCGTATTTTTTTACAAGTCTGAAAAAGTCCCTGGCTGGTATAGTTGCAACGCACTTACCTAAAACAGGATGCGTCTTGCCTTTGAGGTCTTGAGCCTCCTTAGCAGCTATATCCGTTCTTTTCTTTTCGTTTGCTACTTCGAGGTTGTAACCTTTCTGGATCTCCTTCATGAAGGCATGATCCAGCTCTCCGTCAGTATTCCGAGGTAATGCTGTAATTATTTCCATAAAAAAAAGGAGGGGGAGCCTAAGCTCCCCCTTCAGAATTATTTAGCTTTTGGAGAAGCGACCTAAGTCAAGGATACGGAATCCAATAACTAGCTCGCCAGCAGTAGCACCAGAGATGTCTGCATCAGTAACTTTGATGTAGACTGGTTTGTCTGCAGCAGTGTTAGAACCACTAACAACAAGACCCTCTCCAGATGCAACAGAAGCAGCAGTACCAATGATTGATTCACCACCAGTTGATGCTTGTGATCCAGCTTGAAGAACGCCTACAGTAGCAGCACCAATATCGAGAGCATTGAAATACTCATCTGGATCGCTAATAGTTGTCCCGATGTTAATAACAGTATCAGCAGTAAATCCAGCAACTGTCTTGGAGCAATACACTCCAAGTAGTGCTTGGTTAGCACCGATCGTAAGGATTTCCTTAGTGCCACCATTGCCAATAGCAACGAGGTCTGAACTATCTAATACAACAACGTGAGTAAAATCACCGCTTGTTTCGTTTACAGTTAATTTAGCCATAATATTTACCTCCTGGGTTTAAACACTTTGGTTGATAATACCGTGAGCTTGTGGGTGATAAACAAGAGTTGTAAGAGCGCAGTCCACAAATCCTCTTTCACCACCACCAAGGTTAGGTAAGCGAGTAGATCCCATAGGAATCAATTCAGAGATACCGAAGTACTCAGGGTTAATCAATAAACCTGTGTCTTGGTTGGTTGTGTCAGTAGCACAATCAGGATTCATGTTCACAACAGAAACAACACCGTGATCGGATTGATACAACTCAACAGACAGACGGATCTCTGCACTTCCACCAGGATACGAAACCTGACGCAGGCTAGGAGTAAAAGCAGCCTGTGAATTTGAACTTGCATCCAAAGTTGGAACTGTTGTACCAAAGCGAGCGAAGTCAGTAACCTGTCTTCTGAGCGCTGTATCGGCAATCAATGTCAAGCTGTTTGTTGAGCCAGTCTTTCTGTAGATGCTAGTGATCATTGTATTCAAGTTGGTCTCCGTGAAGGAGGAAGCGGCATGAATACTAGTACTAGGAGTCAAGAAATCACTTGGAACAGGATTAGTTCCTTGTGCGGTGCTTTGCAGCCACTTGCCTAATCCACGAAGCTTGTAAGGAGAACCTGTACCTGTCTCGGCTTGCATTTCGTTGCTGGAAATGATTGTAGCCTCGATGTTTCTCTTGATCTCGCGAATAGCTTTAGCTTCAGCTTGAGCGATTCTAGCGGGTCCAACAGAATCCACAGCTTCCTGCAGATCAGAAACAAGGTAATCCTTGCGGAACTTCTGAATGTAGTTACCAAGTCTAGCTCTTTTTGCGAACTTGTCGGAGAAAGATGTAACGTCTTCACCTTCAGATACGCCGTCAGTAGAAACTGCGTCCAGACTGTCAACAGTCCATTCCACGAAGGTGGACTGAGCGCGTGATTTACCAGAAGAGGAGAGAACTGGTGTCTCCTCTGGGGCAAGGATTGTCAGAACATCCAACAGATCTTCTCTGTTAGATACAGACGAACCCTGGCCTGTTACGCCCGTAGGGGCGGGGTCAAATGTACTTGAAATAGGCATTTAATAAAAAAATTAAGATTTGAATTGAAGTGTACGCATACGAACGAAGTCATTCTTATCTCCACTAGATTTGAATCGGTTAGATGCTTCCTGAAGGTTTTTCAGGGATTTCGAGACTCTCTTTTCGGACTTGGCAGCTCCTGGAGTTCCAGACGGCGGTTGCAGTCTAGCGCTCTTCGGGGCTTCTTTTACAAGCTTTCTACCGTACATGCTGTTCGCTGCGTGCGCTAGCAAATAAGGTAACTGTGCGTCAACTTCAGCGTCGAACTGCTTTAATCCCGCAAGCCTTGAATCATTTAGCATTGATTCGTACCGCTTTTTAATCTCGCCGTCCTCTTTCATCCAGGGTAGTTCTTTTTCAGCTTTTTCCTGCAGGGAGGTCCTGGACTTCTCTGCATTCTCAATTCTTTGTATTTTATTGAGTTGTGCTGGTATGAACTTCTTTTCGGCTTTTCTCGCTCGTAGGAGATGCTGTCTTACGTCAGATTTTGTAAGCTCTTTGCCGTCGACTTCAGTAATTACGTCTTCGGCTGCGTACCCGTCACCATTGAATATTAAGTCCTCTGCCCATTCTATCACCTCTTCGACTTCAGTTTTTACTTTCTGTAGGTCGTCGATACTTGTTATTTCGTTGTATGGGTTTTCGGAATCCTTGACATCACTGGTAAGCGATTTCGACATTTCGGATTTAAGTTTCTGCAGTTCGGCTTCAGCTGCTTTACGCTTAGCTGTAAGTTCACCAAACCTAGCAACTGCCCTACTTCCCAGTTTCTCGGAAAGCTCGTGCAGCTCCTCGTCGGTCATGTCATCTAGATCAATCTGTGAAAGAACTTCATTTTCATCTTCGGATTGTTCTTCTGAACTCTCTTCGATTACTTCTGAATCCGATTCATCCTGCTCTGGAGTGTCTTCCTGAACCTCTTCGGTGACTTCTTCAGTCTCCTCTGTAGTTTCAGGAACTTCTTCCTTGGTTTCTTCCTGAACGGATCCAAGCAATTCCTGCTTTCTTCGTTCGGCGTACTGCTGCATTGATGTATTGGTCGCAGGAACATTTGGGGCTTCCGCGATTACCCCTTCTTGAACTTCACTCATAATTTACGCTTTTGCGGTAGCGATACCGATAATGCATTGTAGCACACGTTTTTGGGCTACAGGTTAAGAAATCTTTTTGATATTTTTTCCCAGTTAGTAAGCTCCAGGATTGAATCATACGCTATAATCTTCCCAGATACCTGCTGCAGATTCTCAAAATTCGATTGTTTCATCTCTTCAATGCAGTCCTCCCGCATTTGCTTGATCTCTTGCACGATCCTGGCAAAGGACTCGTGATTTTGCATGGATTCAATGTCTTGATGCAGCATTACTGTATTTCTTGCGTTTGCATTTCGCCCATTTGAGCAGCCTCTGTACCCAGTTGACCGAATTCAGTCGCGTTTATTCTTTGTTGTTCTTGGAATGTGTACTGACCTAAGTACTTCTGAATACGGGCTGCAAAAGCTTGATCGGTCTGCATGCGCTGCATAATATCAGGCTGCTGAAGGTACTGCTGCACTATTTGAACAGCAACCTGTCCTCCGTTTGGACGAGCTGGCATTTCAATACCAGAGAATATTTTACTGATATCATCCAGGATCTGCTTCTGCATCTCCATTGATGCGTCTTGATTCTCCTGCATAATGCTGTCCGCAAGGATTGGGTCAATGCTGTTAGCGAAGGACATCAGCAAATTATCCATATTGATTCTGCCGTTACGATCCAGCTTTACTAAATCAACGAGCTGCTTCAACTTGGACTCCTGCGTGTCTGGGTCCGTATTGATACTATCAAAAGATATCGTAATATCAAAGTTCTCATCAGGAGAACCCTTGTCGAACTGCATGGGATCAGGAATTCCTGTAACCCTGAAGAACACATAATCAGGACCGAATCTTTGAAAGCAGATGAAGCACATCTTCAGGACCTCTGCAGCATGCCGAAGGTACTTATCCACGAGGAACTGCTTGCGAATATTTGATATTTCACTGTCGTCCAGACCCACGATTTTATCGGCTTGATCCTGCAGAGTTTTCTCAAGTTCTATGCTGCCCTCCAGGGATGCATTCGGTGGAACGTCTCCGAACTCATAATCATCTGATCTTCGTCTAGCAATAAACCTACCTGGACCCCAGTCCTGCGGTGGTTGATTGGGCGGGTGCATAATCGGCGGACAGGTTACTAAACTGCTTCTGTCTACCCTGCAGTCCCGCTCCGCCTTGATCTGGTGCTGCAGACCCTTGAGCATAGTGCTGAAGTTGCGAGTATCGTACAGGCGCTTCGTCTCTTCTGAGAGTCTAGTAACAACTACAGGGTAGTCATCGTAGCCATTCAGAAGCTCAAACTTTGCGTAATCCTGCTGGGTTTCGGACACGAAGTCCCTGTGAAAGATAGTCAAATAAATACCCTCGCATCCATCCTCTGGATCAACAAGTCTTTGATAGCAATGAATTAATTCAATTAACTCATCAGCCTCGTAAGCGTTATCCCTGTAAGTCCCGCTCCTGCGATGCTCCTGCTCGGCTTCAATGCTATCAATGTTTACACCGCTGTAGTACTCGATTACGTGCTGCACGAAGCTTTCGTCCCAGCCGTCTGTAATAACCTTGTTCTCTAGCTCTTGAGCGGTGTAATAACTTCTCCAGAAGCAGTACGGAGCACGTTGCGGGTCCGTAACGTAGCTAGGAAAGAAAAAGTCCCCGTCTGGAGCAAGCGTCTTCACCTCTGGGGCATCTATGCTTCTTCGTACTGTAGGCAGTTCAGCGTACCCGATCCTGCGCAAATCCTTGATTGCCCTCTTTGCTCTTTTGTCAGTGACGCCATCAAAAGCGGACTTCAGCTGAACAATGAACTCCTCGTCGTCATCAGAGTTCAGCATATCGGCTACCTCTGGGGCAATGGACTCAATCTGCTCAAGGTCAAGCTTTTGAATTACTCGCTTGTCCTCCTGCATCCAGCCCACGTAAGTGATCAAAATCCCGCGCTCAAGGAGATAATTAGCACCCAGC